CTACAACCCGCATCTGTACGACATCTTCCGCATCATCCCGACTGCTACCGGCAACGTAACGTTCCCCCGTGGCAACAATCCGGTTGGCGAAGGTTCGTTCGGTGTACAAACTGAAGGTCAAGCCAAAGCACAAGTGGACTATGATGTAACGATGGTTAACACCTCCGTTCCGTTCATTGCCGGTTACGCCAAGGTTTCTCGCCAAATGCTGCAAGACCTTCCGTTCCTGCAAGCTTACCTTTCTCAATCCTTGGTTGAAGATTGGAACAGAACGGTTAATACCCGTTTCCTGAACAACATTGCCACCAACTCAACGGCTCTGTCTACCTCTGAAACCATCACGGTTTCCAAGATGATTTCTGCCCTTGCACAGCACGGCAATCTCGGTCTCGGCATGGCTAACCTTATCCTGACCACTTGGGATGCATGGAGCAAGGTTCTGCTGACCAAGCCTGGTGACTTCTCTGTTCCTGCATCTGTTGGCATTGATGCCAATGGCAATGTCCGGATCAATGGTGTGCCGGTTGTACCCCACAGCCAAGTTACCGGTAGCAGGTTTTACTGCATGAACACCGATGCCTTTGCTATTGCACAAGCAAGCGGTTTCCAAGTCCGTTCAAGTGAGACGGATCAGGATGACTTCATCAAGAACCTCGTTACCTACCGTGCCGAGGCTCGTATCGAACTGTTGTCTTTCCAACCGACTGCCGCAGTATACGGAACGACTGGAACATAAGTGCTGGTTACTTTGGTTTGATTAATCTGAATTGGGCGTATCTTTGGATACGCCTAATTTTTTTACCCATGTTCAATAAGTATTACGATAAGGTCGTGGTTTTATCACAACCGGAGCGAAAGGACAGAAGGAAGGAATTTGACAAGCATGCAGACCTTATCAATTTGCGATACGAGTATTTTGATTCTATCCCCAAGGATACGCCAAGAGATTCTTTTAATCACTCCCACTACGAGATATTAAATAATTTTAGTAAGTCCAATGTTGAGCGGATTTTAGTTCTTGAAGATGACTGCCGATTTCGGAACATGAATGTTATTGAGGATATACATACCCATGAGAACGCATTTTGGGACGAATCTCAGATCATATACTACGGCATTAATGCAAGACCATATCCTGAACACCAAGAGCCACAATATGCCTCAAATTACCTTAGAAGGGTATTGTGTGGTTACACTACCCATGCCATAGGATATCATAGGGTTACTGCTGAATGGATTGCCCAAAACTATCAACCAAACTCAGGAATAATGTACGATGCTTGGCTGAGTGAGCAACTTAAAAAGTTTTACGCACTCGTTACCGTCCCATTCCTTGCAGTCCAAGCACCATCGCATTCTGACCTATGGAATCGGAATGTAGATTACACGGATACGTTCAAGGCATCTGAAGAATACCTAAAGAGCATTCAATGATGCATCACATCACATACTGCGATGAGCGAATGACCATGTCTGCAAAATTGTGCCAAGACAGCGCAAGAAAGCATGGATGTTACAGCAGTTTTAGATATTCTTTGGATATTCTTGATGAAAAATGGAAGCAGGTAAACCATAAAATTCTATCACAAGACAGAGGTGCAGGATATTGGTTATGGAAACCCAAAATTATATTACAAGCCTTACAAGTACTTAAAGAATATGAGTATTTGGTTTACACAGATGCCGGTGTAGAGTTCATCAATAACATAGATTACATTCCATATCACGGCAAAGATGTATTTCTATTTGGAAATATGTACGAGCATGAGCATTGGTGCAAGTACAATGTACAAAATGCGATACTACCAAGACCTTACAAAATTGGAAAGCAATGTCAGGCATCCGTCATAATTGTACGCAATAATGACTTTGGCCGGTCATTTATACATGAGTGGCTACTTTGGTGTCAGATACCTCGGTTTATTGATGATAGTCCATGTGAAACGCATTTTATAGGCTTTCAGGAGCATAGACACGATCAAGCAATACTTACCTGCGTAGCGGCAAAGTACGGGATAGAAAAGCATTGGTGGCCGGCATCCTACAATGTCGGCCAATTCATATATGACCATACCGGATATGAGCAGGATGTGTATCCAGTAATTTTTAATCATCATCGGAAGCGCAATGATGACTTTTAGTGCATTGGGTAGATATGGCAGGCTTGGGAATCAAATGTTCCAAGTCGCAAGCACTATTGGCATTTCCCGTAAATACGGCAGGGGGTTTTGTTTCCCAAAATGGGTAAATTATGATCAGCAAGTTCGTTTCAATATCTCCGATGATTATCAAATAGCAGAACACTTTGAGCATCAGTTGCCGTTATGGGATGGTCGGCAATACCCCGAACACTTTATGCATTGGGGTTACAGCGACCTATTTGTTCCTGACAATGTTGATCTGACGGGTCACATGCAGAGCGAAAAGTATTTCAGGCATTGCGAGGATGTTATCCGGCATTACTTCCAGTTCAAAAAACCAACAGATAAGCATGACTATACTGCGGTCCATGTCCGTATGGGAGATTATGGGAGTGATTACCATCCTATATGTACTCAAGAATACTACCGACAAGCAGTTGAAAAGGTAGGCGGTAAGATCATTCTATTCAGCGATGAGCCACAGAAGGCAATGCAATATCTTGATGGCATCCGGATACATTCTGTTGACACCAATAAGACGATAGATGCCTTACACGCTATGAGTATGTGCAACCGTCATATCATAGCCAACAGCACATTTAGTTGGTGGGGAGCATGGTTGGCAAAAAGCGAATGCATTGTTGCTCCTAAGCAATGGTTTGGACCGGCCGCATCTCATCTTGAGACGAAGGATATTTACCCTGAATCGTGGATAATAATTTAAGACAATATGGCTAACATTTTATGTTCAATCCATCTGTATCCCCCCATGCATGTTTGCGGAGCGGAGATGATGTTGCATCAAATGAACCGGTTTCTGCAAAGCCAGGGTCACACAGTCAAGATATTGCTCAAGCAAGCAAACATATACAAGATAGATTCGCACTATGTCTATGACAATGTAGATGTGTTCCCTCCGGACCAGTACACAGAGATTAGTTTGTTCCAATGGGCAGATGCGGTGTTTACGCATCTTGACTACTCTGCTTGGACACAGCAATTAGCCGGAATGTTTGGCAAGCCGGTGTTTCAGATAATCCATAACGACTTTCCAAGGGAGCATATCATAGGTGCTGACAGACCACAATTCATCATCTATAATAGTCATTGGATAAAGCAGAAGTTGCAGTATCCCCATCACGATTTTGTCCTGCATCCCCCTACTGACTACCGCCATTACCGGATAGACATGGATGCTTGGGATAACGAGCATATCACCTTGATTAATCTTGACCAAAACAAGGGAGGTGAGATTCTACGAGATATTGCCAAGCAGATGCCAAACCGGAAGTTCCTTGGCGTGATTGGGTCATATTCCGAGCCAATGAAGATTGGTCAGATACTTGATCAGCCATCAAATGTCCGGATTATGGGTAAGCAACAAGACATCCGTGAGGCTTACAAACTGACCAGAATACTCATTATGCCGAGCAAATACGAATCATGGGGTCGGACCGCTACCGAGGCAATGGCATCCGGAATACCGGTCATAGCATCACCTACTGATGGTCTAAAAGAGAATTGCGGAAATGCCGGTATATTTGTGAAGGATAGAGATGATGTTTCAGAGTGGGTAAAGGCTATTGAGAAACTTGATGACGAGAAAAGATACCGCAAGGCATCCGCAAAGGCCATTGAGAGGTCAATAGAGCTTGATCCTACGCACGAACTGAATGAGATGTCACAATGGATGCTTGGTATCATAAACGATTACAAGAGCGGCAATGGCAGTAAATACAATCATATCAACAAGGGTAACTGAAACCGGTACAGAGCCGGTATCTATTGAGCAGGCTAAAATACATGCCGCAATAGACTACACCGATTATGACAGCATACTGCCTATTTATTTGTCTGCGGCAAGGCAGTCCATAGAGAAGGCTACGAGCATTGCCTTGATTTCCAAGAAGGTCAATTTGACCGTAAGCTTGGTTGCAAATACCTTATTTCGTTTGCCCGATAGTCCGGTCAGCCAGGTCAACTACATTATCAGTACGCTGAACAATAGCACGTCATCTTATTATCCCCAAGATCAGTCGAATGTTGGGGCGGCCAATGATTTTGTCATTGTGGACATGGATGGGTTGTATGACATCGAATATGAGTGTTCTGTTTCCTCCGTTCAAGCAGACCTGAAGATTGCCATCATGCAGATGTTCACCTTCATCTTCAACCACAGAGGAGAGTACAGCGAAGGGAAACTGAATTACAGCGTAGAGGCTGAAAGGATTGTCGGACAAAATGCAAGGTTTCAGATATGATAGGTAGCATGCAGAAAATAGCCTTTCAGGCATCTGTGCTTACCCAACAAGACTCCGGTGGTGATGTTGAAACCATGACTACGGTGTATGAGTGCTTTGCTTGGGCAAGACCTACATCATCGAACCGGACCTTCCTGCATAATGAGGGCGTAATTATTGATTCTTACAATTTTGATGTCCAGTACACTACGAACTTTACTCCTACAAAGAGCCACAGCATATTGTATCGTGGCAAGGTGTATGCCATCAATGGCATTACCAATATCAAGGAGAAAAGGCGAATGTGGAGGATATTTGCAATAGCGGAAATCTAATGGCCGGTAATGTCAAAATAAACATCAAGAATAACAAGGAGATAGCCAACATCCTTCGACTGCTACCACAGCAGTTAAAGATTCGTGCGGTTGACATTGCAGAGGAGGAACTGAAGGTAGCGGCATCAGAAGCCAAGAATAACATCGGAACGAGCAATACCTTTGGTGACTTGGCAGAAGGAATAGGAGTCATCCGGATAAGCAATACTGTGCAGTTCAGGTCAGATGCAGAGCATTCGGCATTTGCAGAGTTTGGCATAAGAGGTGGATACCGGCCCAAGAGATACTTTGAGAAATATGCCGCTAAGTTCAAAGGCATTACCAAGAACAACAGCGGATTGTCTGCAAAGCAGAACATATACAGATGGGCCGCAAAGAAGGGAATTGACAAGAAGAATTGGTATCCTATCTATCGCAAGTTGTTAGGCAAACCTATCAAGACCACAGAGACCGGATACTTGCCCATAAACAATGGCAGAGGATTTTTCCTTGAACCGTATGTTGATGCAAGGGATAGGATAAGAAAGAGATTGAAAAGACTTTTAAGGAAACTATAATGATCTACAAAGACCCTGAACGGGTATTTAGGAAAGCAGTATACAATGCGTTAGACGGCAATGTAGTCTACAACGGAGTAACCATTCCCGTTTATGACGAGTTCGCATCCGATACCGCACCTAATATCTTTATAGTGCTTGGTAATCAGTATGGTGATGATAGGAGAAATTATAGTAAGTTTGTGACGGGTTGCGTCATGGTGATTGACATTTGCCATCATCAGAACAGAGCAATGACCAAGGATGTTGTGGATGCTGTGTCGAATACCATCAAGGGTATATTGATGCCAAACATTGCAACTACTGGATTGACTTTAGACGCAGGGTTTTCGATAAATGAATTGTATCGTGAATCTTCAGCCTATTTATCAGAACAGAACAACACAAAATGGGTTCTGCGAAAGATAGAGAGATTTAGATGTGAAATACAACAAGATCAATAAAAAAGACAAAAAATGGCCGCAATCTCCTCCATCAACGCCCCTCTTGAACTGTCAGTTGACGGGGTGAATTACTCTACGCTCGTTTGCCTTACATCTACGGGAACTAACATGACCCGTGATGTAACTTCCACCGAGACATTTTGTGGTATCAGCGTAAGCCTCGGAAACCTTCAGGTTACTATTCCTTTTGCCGCTATTTGTGAAACAGCACCTACTGCGGCCCAGGTTACATACAAGAATATGTTGGCTTGGATGAGTGCAGGAACGCTTCTTTATTGGAGGATATACAATGGCACTTCCGGTGCTAACTTTTTTACTGCCGGTACTGCCTACGTTACCTCCCTTGATTTGACTGGTGATGCCGGTGCTACCCTGACCTTCGGTGGCGAACTGACCATGACCGGAAATCTTGATACGACCTACTAAGCACTAAAATACGATATATGTCAAGCGGTAATTTGTTAATCTCTGCGCAAGGGAAAACTATCGGCATACGATTTGGTTTCCAAGCTTTGATGGGCATGTCTGCTCATGCGGTCTTTGATAATGAGAGTGTACAGAGCGAAGGTCAGAAGTCATTTTTGACTGCGGCTACGGTACAAAGAATGGCATGGCATGGATACCAAAATTGGTGTCTTTACATGGATCAGACTCCTGAGCTTTCGTATCAAGAGTTCTTTGATTTCATGGATACCGCATACATGAACAAGCCTTCATTGTTTTCTGACATCTTCCAAGCATTTAAC